CAACCGCTGACCGAGGATCACTCTCCGGGGCGATTGTGGTTCCCGACGACACCGCAACAACGATGTCATCGGGGAGGTTGAGTTTACTCTTTTTCAAGATCTTCTCAACCTTGGCGGGCGACAACAGGGCTGTCTCCACCAATTCTTCGCGGTCTACGCCTAGCTTAGTCAGCGCAGCGTAAGCCTTGTCTTCATCAACCCATTGGCGCAGCGCGCGCTTAGGGACCAACTTGTAACCCGGAACTGGCTCGCCGGACTCAAGGATCTGGTGCGCCAGATCGCGCAAGTCGCCGATCCATTTCTCGACCAGATCGGCAGTCGCCAAGTACTCGCCAATTTTAGCGGGGTCTAGGTCTTTGATCTGCACCTTCAGCGCGCGCTCGGCCGCGCCGGTCATCTGCGGGCAGATCGGCTTGGCAGGGCAGTAACGGCAATGGTCGCCAACTTTAAGCGGCGCGGCGGCGTTCTGTGACGCGGTGACGGCGTGTACTAGATCACGCTCAAACTGCTTAACGCGCGCGACCGTGGTCGTCCAACGCTTGACCGCTGGCGGCTGGACGATGACCATCTCGACCTCAGACACGCCATCAAACGCCCACTCCAGACCTTTGGTCCGCATCGCAGCAGCGGCGTAGAAAAGCAACTGCTCGTTCTCCTCGACGTCTACTTCACCGCGCCCAAACTTCCAATCAAGGATGACGGCGCGGTCGTCGATCCGGCCGATTAGGTCAGCAGACCCGAACACCCCGGGAAGCAGTTTGCCGAAGTTAACGTGCGACTCGACATTGTACTCCATGTCGCCGTTTGGGTCGATCTCGTTTAGCGCGGCCATTGCCGGGACGATCTTCTCGTCGATCAAATCCTCGGTCATAGTCTGGTCGTTCTCGGTCATGCCAAGTACGCTCTTGATCTCCAGACTAGGATCTTCTAACAGCATCGCCATCGCGCTATGACATAGCGTGCCTTGATCGGCGGCGTCGCCCGTTACACGCGGGGGCATCTTCTGCACAAGCGCCACGCTGCCGGGGCAGTTGACGACGCGCTTGGCGGTCGAACCGCCAACGATATTAGAGTGCATTTGCTTTCCCTTTGATCAGGTTCGTTAATGATTCCTGCGACAGCATCGCAGGGTTGTGACGCCCAAGCATTTTAGTGACCCACCCGCGCTGCCAAAGCAGCGAGAGCGACACTTTAGCGCCAAGGGCCAGCAACTCAGCCGTGGTGTAGGTCTTGCCGCCGGGAAAGACCCAAGTGTTTTTGATGCGCCAATGCGGTACGCACATCAGGTTGCCTTTGTAAAACACAGGGGTCAGGTCCAACGGCTCAAAGTCGCCGTTGTCGTCTTTCATGATGTGGATCATTCTGCTTCGTCCTCTTCCAAGCTGATGGTGACCTTGTGCATTGTGGAGTACCCACAATCGAATTCGACTTTGTTGAACTTCGCGCTAGGCAGCAGCGATTCAAGGTAGGTGATGAGGATGTTTCGGACTTCTTCGCGATCTAGGATGATTTTCACTTTGGATTCCCGTTTAGTGAAGTGGTTGGAGTCGCTACTTTGCCCGATCACAATCTGCTTGTCAACAACTTTTTTGCAAGATATGATGGCGGCATGAAAGAAAGCGAAATCGAACGCCATTTCGTCTGGACTGTTGAGACGATGGGCGGCAAAACGTACAAGTTTACAAGCCCCGGCGTGCGGGGCGTGGCCGACCGTGTGGCATGTCTGCCAGACGGGTCGGTGTGGTTCGTAGAACTTAAAACCAAGGGGGGCAAACTCAGCAAACTACAGGAACACTTCGGCGCAATCATGCGCCAACTCAATCAAAACTACACAGTAATCTGGAACCTAGAAGGGGTAGCACAATGGGCAAAGTCCTTGTAGCGTGCGAGTACAGCGGGACTGTACGCGACGCATTTATAAGAGCCGGACACGACGCGATGTCTTGCGACCTGTTGCCAACGGACGTGGCGGGGCCGCACTATCAAGGCGACGTTAAGTATGTTCTGGACGATGAGTGGGATCTGCTGATCGCCCACCCACCCTGCACATACATGACCAACAGCGGCGTTAGTTGGCTGCACAAAGACCCCGCAAGATGGGCGCTGTTAAATGACGCCTCCGCGTTTTTTAATCTGCTGCTGGACGCGCCAGTAAACCGGATTGCCGTTGAAAACCCGATCATGCACAAGTACGCAAAAGAGCGCATCGGTAACCGCAAGCAAGACCAAGTTGTCCAACCGTGGATGTTCGGCCACATGGAACAAAAAGGAACTTGTTTGTGGTTGAAGAATCTGCCTCTGCTGACGGCGACCAACAACGTCAAAGCGGAAATGTTACTGCTGCCCGACAACGAACGGCAGCGGTTGCACTACCTGTCGCCAGGTCCAGATCGGTGGAAATTACGTTCTAAGACGTATCAAGGTATCGCCGACGCGATGGCTGCACAATGGGGGGTGCTGCTATGAACTTGCGCCCTTACCAAGAAGTAGCCGCAGACTTTCTGTACGGACAAGATCGCGCGATGATCCTAGCGCCCGTGGGGGCTGGCAAGACGGCGATTACGTTGACCGCGTTGTCAGCGTTGATGAAGATCAAACGCAACGCCTTAGTGCTTGCGCCCAAACGGGTAGCCGAAAGCGTATGGGCGACCGAGGCCGCGAAGTGGGCGCCTGAGCTAACCGTCGCGGTCGCAGTCGGCACACCAAAGCAGCGCCAGAAAGCGTTTGAGTCTGGCGCGCAGGTGGTGGTGACTAATTACGAAAATATTCCGTTCCACGTTGACTTTGATTGCATTATCTTTGACGAACTGACGCGGCTCAAGAACCCATACGGCGCGCGGTTCAAGGCGCTCGCCAAGTTAATTCACCACATTGAAATCCGGTGGGGCTTGACCGGATCGTTCACCAGCAACGGGTTGGAAGATGTGTACGGGCAATGCAAGATCATCGACCAGACGCTACTCGGGCGCTCTAAAGGCGCGTTCTTGCAGCAATACTTCATTGCCATAAACCCTGAGTTCGGCCAATGGACGCCGCGCGTAGGCAGTCTGGAACAGGTCATGGAGCGTATCAAACCGGCCACCTACGTCCTTGAACCGGGTGAGTACAGCGACAAGTTACCGCCGATCCATATCGTCCATGTGAAGTGTGAGATGCCGATGGATCACTACAACAAACTTAAGAAAGAGTTTGTGCTGGACAACATCGTCGCGGTCAACGCGGGCGTGGTGACGGGCAAGCTGCAACAGATGGCTTCTGGGTTTGTGTACGACACGCATCAGACGCCCGATCAAGTTGTGAAGGGCAAGTTCATCACGCATCAGACGCCGATCTGGTTTTCAAAACATAAGTTTGAGGCGCTGGACGATCTGCTGGCCGAGAACCAACACGCCAACACAATTCTGGTGTACCAGTACCAGGAAGAACTTGCAGAACTGCACCGCCGCTACTCCAATCTAGTTACGCTTGACGATGATAACGCCATCGAACGCTGGAACGCCGGTCAGATTGAACTGCTGGCAATCCATCCTAAGTCTGCCGGTCACGGTCTGAATCTTCAGCACGGCGGTAGCAAGATGGTCTTTGTGTCGCTGCCGTGGTCGCTGGAGTTGTTTGAGCAGACTGTCGGGCGGCTTCATCGTAGCGGCCAGCGCCACGACGTCTGGGTCTACATTATGTCAACTCAGAAGACAATTGACGAAAAAATTTGGACGGCGCTTCAGGACAAACGCGCCGTGTCTGATATTGCTATGGAGGCGCTGAAATGAACCGCGACAACATCATCCGCATGGCGCGGGAGGCTGGGGTGTACACCGCGCATACCGAGTTGACGCTAATAGCGGGACTTGAACGCTTCGCCGCCCTTGTCGCCTCCCAAAATAGATCATGGGTCGGGCTGACGGATGAGGAAATTAAATCCCTGCCTAGTTGGTGGCCTAGTTACGAAGACGCTCCGGCTTTGATTAAATTAGTTAAAGATGTAGAAGCCAAACTCAAGGAGAAAAACGGTGAATGAATTCGCATTTCCTCATGTAAATTTTGTAGGTCAAAAAATTTCAGGCATGACCTTGCGCGATTACTTTGCGGGACAGGCTATGCAAGCGTTGATAACCCGAGAAACCAAAATGATCCCTGACCCATCGGTGTACGCAGGTGCGGCCTATGATCTTGCAGACGCAATGTTAGATGCGAGAAAAAAATGAAATACGGAATCCTTGATGACGAAGGCAACGTGGTGCGGTGGGTCTGGCATCTGCCGCCGTACCCGCACATCGTGCAGAAAATCAAACGCCAGCGCAAACCGAAGCTGGATCTATCTAACGTGCCGGAGGCTTTGTTTTGATTGTCAACGGCAAGATCGTAAAAGACTGGGACAAGCGCCAGATCTCAACAGGCTACCAGCGCCCTAACCAGTTCCGCGTCATCACGTGGGACATGGGCCGGGTTCAATCCTGGCTACTGGGTAAGCAACCGCTGGCCCGCACACTACTAGAAAAGGTAATCCGATGAAACTAATCCGAGCCAGACTGATTGCCGCGCGGGAAGAACTTATAATTCGCCAGCGCGAACTGGCCGCAGCGCAACGCAACTACAACCGCGTTATTGAAACCCTTAAAGATTTAGAGGTGCGACTTGAATCACACTTGGCGGGGCTTAAACGTAGCTCTGAAGACGTTGGACGAGCAGATGGTGCTGGAGATGCTGAACCACGAGTTAGCGACTGAGGGCCGCGCCAGCATCCTTCGCCGCATCCACCAACGCTATAACGTGCTGCGCGTATCGCGCGAACGTATTGAACTACTTCAACAGGCTAAACAACCATGACTGATTTTGGCGCGTGGCGCTATGAGAACCTTGTGCAGTTCGCCAAGGAATCAACTGAACGTATGAACCTACTCAACGCGGAGATTGACGCGCTAAACGCCGACTTAAAAGCGGCGATTAACGCCTACCGCGACCTACTTCGCCGCGACTCCCTTGGATTTCTCAAAGCTACGCATCCCGCCGAAGCCCAAAAGACCGGCGAGTAAGGTCATCAACTGTTCAACCTGGAGGTCTGGCGGTGCGGCCAAGCCCTTCGGGATCAAGTCCACGCCTTGCCCAAACGCCCAACACCATTGCATCAGAGGGTAGCCGAGGAACTGGTAAGCCAAGCCAGCAACCCCAACCCAACCCACAGCAGGACGCCAGCCAGAGACAAATACGCTAGTAGACGCCGCTTCAATCTTATTGATGTCCACTTGCGCAAGATCGGTGGCTTGGTCGATACGTTTCTCTTCCAAGTCGAGCTTGCGGTCTTCCAGCGCCATTTGAAGGCGTTCTTTGTCTGTCGTAATGAGGTCGCCCGCGACCTTGCCCACGCCTTCAATGATGCTCCCGATTCCAATGAGATCCATTACTTTAGTCCGGACAATGTACGGTTGATCCAACCAAGGAGGAACTTGGACTGGGTACGATTCTTGTTGCAGATGTCAGCGTAGCGGGTGATCTTTGCCAGCGCGTAGGCTTTCTTGAACGCTTCGGGTTCAACATTGTTGAACTTTTGCAAGGTCACATTACCAACCGCGCCGTCTGGCGTAGCACCCACGATCAACTGCGCGAGCTTGACCGCAACGCCTATTCCGGTGTTTACGCCGAAATTGAAAACCGATTCCGCAACAACTTGGTTCGTAACTTCATCCCCTCGGATACGATCCCAAAACTCAACTTTATAAAAGTTACGCACCATTCCAGTAAGGAGCGGGTTGCTGATGGCTTCATGGTCAATGAGATTCCAACCGGGCCAGTTGGGGTTCTTGTTTCGTGCAATACCTGCATAAGTCATCCCACCCGTGTCGCCGGGGATAGTGTGTAGAACGTAACCGCCTTCGTCGGCGATCATCTTTTCAAAGGCTTGCTCAAAGTTAGCCATTGTGTGGCCTCTTGTTGATGAGGTCAAAGAGCGTCTTGACCTTTTCCTCAAGCACCGCGACGCGCAGGTCGAGCTTGGCTAGGACAACAATCAACGTGATCAGCGCAAGAATCGCTGGCGACGCCTTTAGGATAAGTTCAAACGCATCCATCACTTCACCTTCTGCTCAAGAATGACAATCCGCTCTCGGTTTAGGTGGATCAGTTCCCGGTTCTCACCAATCTGCTTTTCTAGATCTTGGCGCAACTTCTCCCGTGCCAATTCTGCGCCGCTGTTGGCGGCTTGCTTGTTGTCGCTGGTGACCACAAGGCTGATCTTGGCGTTTAGGACCGTCACATCATGCGTGATCTTGTCCAACGCGCTCATCAGGTAGACAACGCAGGTAAACAAAATCGGCAAGACGGCAAACGCGGTCTTCTCAATCAACTGCGACTTGGCTTCCAACTTTTCAGTCATAGTTTGCTCACATCAATAAGTTGACCACGGAAGTCAATGATACCCTCAGCGTGTTTGCTGACTAGTTCCGGCCAGAGTGGCTTGCTGTCTTTCATCGTTATGACCGCGAACCCGCTGCGCCAGTTGACCGGGCCGTCTTCAAGATAGTCTATGAATTGTGGCCCATCAATCTCAGCAAGCGTCCCAGTATCAACGCCCCATCGAGTCCCATTATAGTCCCCAAACGGTGTGACTTTGAGGCTGTGTAAATGGCCGGTGATGGTTGTGACGCCAGAATTGACGGTGTTGTTGTGGGTGGCGTGAACGCCGCCCTTGTAGCGGTGCTTGACCACTACGTTGTCTGACAGCCAGCAAGACCAGCAGGGATGCCATTTGGGAAAATGATCTTTAAGCGCCGTGCCGCCGACCCCTTCAAACTGCGGCGCTGCTTCGGAGAGGCGCGTCTCGAAACGCGAGTCATGGTTACCTAACGGCCAGATTAGTTGGGTGTGGTGGCGAGCCTTTTCGCAGGCGTCTTCAATCTCTTTAAGCGCCGCTTGGCAAGCGTCGAGTTCCTGCTTCACGTTTGGAACCGCGCTCCAATTTATTTTGGCGTGTCTGCTGATTGAACTTCCATCAAAAATATCGCCGTTGGCAATCACAACGTGCGGTTTAAGTTCGTTTATCGCCCACAACAAGCCCTTGAAGGCAGTTGTTCTGATCCCAGGCCAAAAGTGAGCGTCAGAGAAAATGATAGCAATGCCATCAGTCAGGCCAGCTTCGTGTCTGGCTTTCTGAATGTGGATTGGTTTGCCAGTTAGTAAGTTTAGGCTCAACTTACTTTCTAAAGAACGACGCCGAGAATGAACGCGCCGCTCAGAAATTCCCGTCAGTCTGGCAACTTTGACAGGTGATTTATGCTCTTCCCATAGCCGCAAGAACTCTTCGTCGCTTATTTTTTGTGGCTTCATTCTTCATCCTATTAGAAGAACCACATCAAATAGCACAGTTTTGTTGCGGTTGGGTGACCCCCCGAGGTCATCGGGGGGTCTGAGCATTACTCGTCGGTCTGCTCGTCAAACTCTTCGGCTTCAACTTCTTCGTCAACGTGAGCTTGGAAGAGAGCGTCGGCGGTTGAAGAGAAAAGCGAAGACAGGGTGAACTCGTTGATGTTTGATGCTTTAGCAACCAAGAAGGCGACCGAGAACAGCGCGTTCAAGGCGTCAACTGGCTCAGAATCGTTGATAGCGGAGAGGATGTCGTCTTTCATGTGAGGCTCCAAGAAAAGGAACTTCATTTTACAAACTGACGATTACCGTTTAATGAACTTTCAGTAGCATCGTCAGCAGCATCATAATGATGGCCCCGCCGCCCGTGATCAGGATCTGTTCTAGACGCTTGATCCGGGCGTGAATACCGCGCGTCTCTTTTTCGATACCTTCGTACCGAATCGCACAGACATCTACGTGGGCGTCAATTTTGTGATCAACTTCAGATAATGTAACCATCATGGTGCCAGTTGGTTTTGGTTTTCGCGGTCGGCGACAAGCGCGTTGATGACTGCGGGAGTACGGATAATTTTTGACCCCATTTTACCGGCGGTCTGAAACGGTGCGGCGATTTTTTTACCCTTGGCTTCACGTTTTATTGCTTTGTCTAATGCTTTAGCCGCCGCTGCGGGGTCTAGCATTTCTGTGGCTAGTTCTATAGCAAGTTTTTGATCTAATCTACCTTGCAACCGTCGCATAATATCGTTAGCGACAGTAGCTACGCGAGATATAAGGTTAGGGGCGCGGATCTGTCCGATAGCTTCAGTACCTAACAAATTAACATCAGGACCAGCACCTCGTGCAAAACGCGCTTGCTGTTCTGCTAACTTAGCACGAGCAAGATCATCGCGCACCGCCTCAAGGGAAGCCATTTGTTGCGGCGTAAGAATCTGGCGCAAACTTTCAAATCGTGACTGCCCCGTCGCGCGCTTAATCGTAGCGGGCGCGTTTTCTAACGCTTCGGCGTAGCCTGCTGCCCTAAGCGCTGCTGTATCTTGACCAAGCGCCGGTTTTAATTTCCCTTCAAGAAATTGACCAACTTGCATTTGGTTGATAGGTTTACTTTGCGCTTGAAAAGTTTCTCTTGCCGTTTTGTATTCTGGTGCTTTATTTTCCATCCACCCAACAAGTTGTTTTTGTAAGTCTACAACTTGCTTTTTTTCAGTAGACGCGAGTGCAGTATCGCCTGTTTTTGACATCATTTTGTCAAGAGACAATTTAACGCCGTGTAAAAATTCAATTGGGTTACTTCTAAACGTAATGCCTTTTGCTTCTGCTAATTTAGTAGCGTCTGGTATAGCGTCTTTAAAATACGGGTTGTTTGTTAATTGTGCTAATGCAAGGTCTGCTTGCGTTTGTACTGCAAAAGCTGCTGGATAGTTAGTTGCCGCCGTACCACTTCTAAGTGCTTCTGCGCGAGCAAGGGCCGTTTCATCTTGACCAACAGATTGAACTTGACCTAGTTGGGCTGATTTTTGTTGGGCTTCACGTTCAAAATACGGCGTCGGTAAAGTTTTTTTAGCCGATTCACCCATCGCAGAAAAACGAGTGGCCCCAACTGGCGCGGCAGCTTGCGCTGCGGTAGGCATACTGCCGGGCACAATTTGAAGGTTAGGATCTAGTAGCGCATTTAGAATTTGCGGCGCGCGGCCTTCTGCGGCGGTCATGTATGCGACTGATTTTGGGTCTAACGCGTTGTACACCGCGCCCGCCGCTTTACCAACCAACTTAACCGGCGCTTCTATGACAGGTGCTACCAATCGCGCGGGGTTAATTTTTTCACCTAACGCAGCAGCGGGCGCAAACACATCACCAGCATTAGCAATACGGCCCGCAGTAGCGGCAGACACACCTGCTTTTCTAGCCGCGCCGCCAGCGGCGGTAGTTATACCCTTAACAGTCCCCGCGCCACCCGTAAGCAACGAAGACAGATCGCCCGCAGCGCCTACTGGATCTTCAGCCACCGTTCGCTTGATTGCGTCATAGCTGCCGTACCGATCTTTGATAATGCCGCCTACCGCGCTGGCTTTTTCTGACACTCGTTGCGCTGCTTTTGGGTCAGCGCCAAACGCTTGGTCAACTTTGTCTATTGTGTCTACAACGCTTTTTGGTAATGAGTTTCTTAACGCGCCCGCGCCCACATCTAAAATGTCACCAATCGTAGTGAGAGGATTGAGAACCGCTTGAACAATCCCACCTACAAACGCGCCCGCGCTTTTAGGGAGGTTTTTTCCCGCTTCAATAGGCACTTCAGCCAAAGAGTAGCTACGGCGCGGCCCCGGTATTTCGCTAGTAATAGCGTATTGCGCGAACGGATTTTGTTGCGGCGCGTATTG